GCGACGAGCTGCGGCTGGCGCACTATGACGGCATGGCGCGAACCATTACGCAGTTGGAAAAAGAGGGATTGGTATGAACTTCTGGTGCGACACGCCCTATACCACCGCTTATGTGCGTAACGAGTTCCTGCACGACCATGAGAAAGGCAAAGGTGAATTTACCCTCTGCACCGTGTTTGGTTTTCGTGCTGAACCTATGCGCGTACCCTACTTCCAAATCATGTTGGAGTCAGGCGCACAATGGGCGCGTATCCCGATCCACGCGCTGTGCAGTAAACCTTGTCCCGAAATGGCGTTACAACTGACTGTGTGGTGGGATAGCTTTAGCCGCAACTGTCAGGTCAAAGAGGTGCAGTTCCTGCGTAACCACCGCGTCAAGGCTATAGGGCGTGACGGGGTGCAGCGACCGGGGACGTACTTGATGACCGTATTCTGGTGTGATGGTGGTTGGAGTGAAGTGCCAGACCAGAGCAAAGACCACCACATCATCGCTTTAGACTCGGGGCAATGGATTGCCTACCCTAACAACAGGTTGTTATGGGCTGACCCGAGCTGGATCGGAGGGGAAGTGCCGAGGGATTGGCGCTCCCCCTCTGATAACTACAGCGTGGAGGCACTACCGTGAAACGGCTTATAAGGGCTTTATGGCGGTTCTGGCAGCAACGTAGCGCCGAGGTTAACCGTGAGTGGGCAAGCGTCCCTAATCCCGAGTGGAGGGCGTCTAGGGGCGGGAGGGATTACTTTTGATAGATAACGAGTCCCCGCCCGGGTCATGGGCAACCGAAATGGCGAGGATGCCGTGGCGCTACAGCCAAGAGGTCAAGGTGGAGCAGGCGTTAGCGGCGATCCGACAGGCTGGGTTTGCGCTTGAGGCGACCGTGCTGGCGCTAGAGATCAAGACGCTGAAAGACGAGCTAAAAACATTGCGCGTTCGTCCTGACGGCGTTTAACGAGTCCCGGCAGCACCCGCCCTGCCGCCTTTGTCCACATCAAAAAAGCGTCAGCAGCGCCCTCTATGTCACCACGGTTGTAGCGCATCCGTATGCTGCTGCGCTGAAGGTTTCCGAGTCCGACGTTAAAGGCAAAGCTCACCAAAGCATCAAATTGGCCTTGGCTATTAACAGCAGCAGGGCAATATCGGGCCACGCCGCGCTCAAACCGCGCAAGGTCTTCAGCAAGGATAGCGTCCACCTCTCCCATCGTGAGGCTGCGATCCCAGCCATCGGGTATAGGTAGGTTCTTCCGATCCTCATACTTCACCGCCGCGTGTGAGGGGTCAATAACGTGTCCGACTCCGACCGTCCATAGCAGAGCCGGACACCGATAAGGGCGCATCCTTACGCCCTCATGATGCTTGATCATGCGGATAGCGGCAGGACTAACCTTCACCGTTTAACCCTTCTTTTGGAAAGCCTGCGTACCAAACCAGAAAGCGATGATGGACGACAGAATCAGCATTTCGTCGTCGCTAAACACGTTCTCCATCGCAATCGCAAACGGGATGCCCGTGGTGTAGGCGTACCAGACGCCTGCGATGTTCAGCGCCACAAGCTCCAGCACAAAGATGTAGGTTACAACTGGACGCACCGAGGCGCGTAGGTTGATCATCCATTGCGAGGCACCTTTGCCAATCTCTACGTCGTGGCTATAGAGGGCTTGGCGCTCCTCGGCAGCGGTCTGCGTCTGGATTTGCTCCAGCTTGATTTCCTCAACCCGTGCCTGTGCGATAAAACCGCGTTCTGCGAGAGCAAGTTCACGCTCTTTCTGTGCGGCAACCAACGCAAGCTCATGCTTCTTGTCCTGCCGATCTTGGAAAATCGCAAGAATCTTGGGCAGACCACCCGCAAGGAACGACAGGAACGTGCTGATCATGGTCATCATTTGCTTGCCCTCACTACGTCATCACCTTTGGTGACCGTGACATGATCGCCCTCTACGTCCACGCGCATTGGCTGCTCTTTGCGGTCAAGTCGGTCTAGTTTGGCAATGAGTTCCTTGATTACCTCAAACTCAGGCTTTTCTTCCTTCTCCACCGTGCCAGCGATAGACGCCAGCATAGAGATAAGGGCGGTCAGCGAGGCACCAAGCAGCCCCATCACGGCGGCGATCTTGTCGCTATCCAGCGCAAGGCTAGACATCACACCGATCACTACGATAGCGGTGATGTAGGCAAGACCATGCTTGCCGATAGCCTTGCCTGCGACATCCTTGGCGCTGCTGTGGGCCTCAAGGCGCTGTAACTCGGCTTTGATTTGCACCTTGAGCAGTTCAATGTCCTCGCTCATTTGAGTGCGTCCACCAACATCACGGCCATGCTGCCAAGCGCACCGATCAGCACAAGGATGACCGTGCCGCCAACCGAGATGACTAAACGCTCAAGGCGCTTCAGACGCGCGTGGATCGCCTCGTAGCGCACCGCACAAACGTCAATGTGGCTCGTCACAGTCACCTCTAGCTCTTGCACCGTCGTCATTACGCACTCCACGGCAGCGGCTTGGCGACGGTCGGCGGGTTGACCTGCATATCTAACTCACGCGCCACGTTTGCCTCAACCTCGGCCTTGTCCACTCCGTTTGCCCAAATCCAACCCAGCACGGTGTCCTCGGTCAGATCGGGATACGCAATGAAATCGCCGCTCGGTGAGGCAAAGCCCATGCTGCCGTAGTTGGAGGCGCTGTAGTCGCCATCCACCGCCGTGCAGCGCCATGCCGCAGTCACCACCACATCGGTGTGCAAGTCGGTTTGCGGATTCACGATCATCTGTTCAATTTTCCAATTAGCCATTGTCCGTCTCCTTCTGTTCGGCTTGCGCTTTCACTTGCGCGTCAATCTTAACCAACAACGGCCACGCGCCGCTGCTTGTCGGGAGTTGTCCCAATACTTGCAGGATGGCCTGCACTTCTTCGGGTGTAAGGTCTAGTTTCATTTTGCCTCCAATGCGGCGACTTTGGCTTCCAATTCTTGGATCGCTTTGACCAAAATCGGAATAATATTCTGATACGCCACGTTAAGATGGTTCGGCCCTTCCTGCACCACGCCTTCAAGGTAGGCTTTACCCGCCATCGCAGTCTGCAATTCCTGCGCGATGAAACCGGGCTGTACGCTCTGATCCTTGCTGTAGTCCGGCTTGTACTGGAACGTGACCGGACGCATGGCCTTGACCACATCAAGCCCCGCATCAAGCGATTGGATGTTGTCCTTCAGTCGTGCGTCAGAGCCGTTGACGTAAGCACCCGCACCCCATACGCCTGTGCCGTTGCATTGCAGGTTATACGCGCCTTGGTCGGTAGTTCCAGCAATATAAATTTCACCGTCCGTCGTAATACGCATACGCTCGGCGTTGTTAGTACGAAAGGTGATGGGAAGATAGGTTCCTGTTCCCACAGTAGCAGCTTCAATAGCAACCTGAGAACTTGCGCCAATTACGCTAAACGCAGCCAAGGAGCAGTTATTTACAGATTGATCTGAAAACAAAAACAAAGATGATCTTGTCCCTGTTCCGCTCGGGATTACTTGAATGTTTGTTGATGTATTTGCAACGCTAGTTTGAAAAGACAGACGATTGCTGAACGTCGCATCGCTGAAATTGCCAATGATGCGCTGGCCGCTCCCAGAGCCAATCTCAACATTTCCAGCAAAATAATTCGCCGCCGTCCCGTTCGCAAAAAAGTTATAACGGTTTGAGCCAGAGGCGATGTTGCTGTAGAAGCCGTAGTTGTTGGTGGCTCCGGTAAGGGTATCGCTCGCCCAAAATCCAAACTGATTTGTTACCGTTGAGCCAGCGCCAAACGTCCCCGGCGCGTTAGCCGAATAATGTTTCAAATCAGTCAGCGTAAATGATGCTGCCGCTGTTGTTGGATATGTTGAAAACGGTGCTGCGTTAGAAGTTGTTCCGCTTGGAATTGTTCCAAGAACAGAAAATCCATATGACACATTTCCGCTTGTTGGCAACGTGCCGCCAATGGTTACTTTTTCATTTGCCGCCGCCGTCCCGCCAATGCCGACGTTGCCGGAGGAGTCAATACGCATGCGCTCGGCGTTGTTGGAATAAAGTACAGTTGGGTGATTGCTGGTAGTTCCAACAACCATGGCTGGGCCGCTAGAAGCGTAAACAACACCTGTTACTGCACCATCGGAAATACGCAACCCATTATTGGTAGATACAACAACATCCAGTTTTGCCCCCGGCGACGCAGTACCAATGCCGACGTTGCCGGTAGAGGAATCAATCCTCATACGCTCGCTGCCGCCGGTATAGAAGGTCATTGGCAAATAGGTGCCGGTGCCGGTAATATCAGAAAACACCAACGCAGCACTTTGCGTACTGTTTATATTTATTCCGGCTCGTGAAGTATTAGCCGGATCAGAACCCATATGAGCAACATATTGGGATGCTGTCCCAGTTCCGTTCGGAATTATGTTGAGGGTTGTGTTTCCGTTCGTCGTACTTGTCTGAAACGCCAACCGATTGCTTAACGTCGCATTGGACATATCGCCCGTGATGCGCTGGCCGGTGGACGAGAAGGTGAGGTTGCCGGTGGTGATCGTCGCCGTTCCTGCGTTCAGCGAGGCGATAGACGCACCCGTAAACGACAACGTGCCGATAGCCGCTACACCGATATTGGCCGAGGCAATGGAGGCGGTCGTAGAGGTGAGGTTGGTCACCGTGCCGGTCGTAACGAGGGCAACACCCGCGTTGATAGAGGCAACCGACGCGCCCGTAGCGGTCAGCGTGGTAATAACTGCCGTGCCGACGTTCGCAGAGGCGATAGAGGCTCCCGTGACGGTCAGGGCAGTCACGACCCCTGTGCTGACGTTAGCCGAGGCAATGGACGCGCCTGTAGCCGTCAAATTCGTGACGACCGCCGTGCCTGCATTAGCCGACGCGATGCTGGCCGAGGTAGCCGTCAAGTTCGTGACGGTTCCCGTGGTGACAACAGCCGTGCCGAGGTTAGCCGAGGCGATAGATGCCGAGGTGCTAGTCAGGTTCGTGACCGTACCCGTCGTTACCAACGCCACCGCCGCATTAGCCGACGCAATGGAGGCA